TCATGTCGTCAAGCTCGGTTGCTACATCAGGCGTCCAAATCGTTTCAACCTCACAGCGCGAATGGACGATACCAGGCAGCAGCACGTCATCCTGTTCGCTCTCATAAATAAGTTGCACGCCAGACGGTCCTACCTCAAACTTGTGGTTGGTGCTTTGTACGGCGCTGTTGCGCACAATTTCAACCTCCCAGTTATCGTCATTGAGAGAGTAGATTGTGTCGCTAGTTGCGTATCTAGGATATGACATCAGCTGTAACGATTGCGTTTGAAACCTGAGCGTGTGTTACTCAAGAAAATGTCATTGCCGCTGATGCGACCAAACACTTCTACTTGACTACCGCCCATCATGTCTTTCAATTTACTCAATGGCGAGATAACCTCTGGATCAATTGCCGCGTTTCTGTTATCGCCGACGATTGCCATAGTAGGACCGCTTGCAAGTCCGCCTTCCGCTAGTGCTGGAATTGGAATCTTGTTAATCAGCGCCATACCTGCTGTAAGCATTCCAGCCATTACAAATGGATATGCTGGACCGGTACCTGCTGCCGCCTCAGCTGAGTTAGCTATGACTCGTGTTTTTGCTTCAGCCAGATAAGCAATAATTACGCCTTTGATGGCTTGAATGGCAAAGCCTGCAAAGCTCTGAGCACTAGACGCGGCATTGCCAAAAGCGTTAACCATAGCCTCGCCCATTTGATTTGTAGTTTGTGCAACTTTGTCTGTTTGCACTTGCGTATTCTCCAACATGCTGAAGAACTCGCCCATGCTCATTTTGTTTTGCTGTGTAACGCTATCCATGCGTTCGAGCGAACTAATCAACCCGTCAACGCGCGACTTGGTTTCGTCTACTTGCGTGCTTGTTTGTACAAGCTGGTCATCAAATTCTTGTACGGCGTTTTGCGCTCCCTCTGTGCTTGTGTTGTTAAGCTCAGTAGTCATTTGGCGCACGGTCAAAACTAAACCTTCAATGCGCTCATCCAAAAACTTAACCTGCTCGCCGTACTTAGTGGCGCTGCCTCGTGCTACCTGTTTATCTAATCTGTCACCCAAAGCGCCAGCGGCTTGCGCTGCCATCTCTGCGCGTTGTGCTGCGCGTGCTGCGTTACGTTCACGCTCTAGCTCTCTGATTTGCTCCTGTACATGGTTAATCTGCGCTTGCTTGTCAAGGTCTTTTAATGACCGAACAAACTTGTCGTTTTCTGCTGTGGCGTCGCCTGTACGTTGACGAAACAAAACGACGGTTGCGGTCAATGCCGCCAACGCGGTTATAACTAAGCCAATAGGGTTTGCAATCATAACGGCATTAAGCAAAGCAAACGCGCCCTTCAATGCTGTAATCTGCGCAATGATTTGTGGCAACACTACAACGATAGGACCAATAGCAGCAGCAACTAATCCAAACTCCACAATCATCTGTTGCGTTGATCCGTTGAGCGCAGTAAAGCGTTGCGCAAGCTCAGTTACAAATACAAGCAACTTGTTAATGGTTGGCAACAATACTTTGCCTAGCTCGGCACCTGCTAACTTTAGGTTGTCTAGTGCGGTACTAAAACGACCAGCGGCTGTTTGACTTAACCGCGACATTGCGCCTTCAGCAAAACCTCCCTCTTGTGCGAACGCCTTTAGCGTTTCATTAAACTGCTCAACGCTAACACGACCAGCGCCTAACTCTGATGGCAACAGTCCTGTTGCATCACTTAACGCTGTAAAAATTGGGATTCCGCGTTCTGCTAGTTGGTTTAGGTTTTCAAGCTCAACCTTACCCTTAGCTTGCACTTTAGCGAAAATGGCGGCTATCTCGTCAATGCTGCTGCCACTGGTTGCCGCAATATCTCCCAAAAATTGTAGCTGCGTATTAACCTCGTCAATGCCTGTGCCAGCTGCAATCAACTGACGTGCTGCCTTACCTACTGCTTCAAGTTGGAATGGCGTCTCAGCTGTAAACTTGTTTAGCTGCTGTACCATATCCTTAGCTTGCTCCGCTCCTCCCGTCAAACTGATAAATGACGTCTCTAGCGTTTCAAGGTCTGCTGCGCTTTTAACTGCTGCTGCACCTAACGCAGCCAATGGCAACGTAATACTGCGCGTCATATTCTTGCCCAGCTGGGTAATGTTTGACGTCATGCCGCGTACTTCCCGCTGCACCTTGCCAAGCTGCTTGTTTAGATCTCGCGTATCCGCGCCAATCTTTACTACCAAATCACCTAGTGATGCCATTGTCTTTTGTTGCTAGTGCTTTTAGTGTCGCCCATCCTTTGCTTGGGTTCGCCTTTGCTTGCTTCTCCCATGGGAAAGTTGCAAGGTCTTTTGGTTTAACGCTTGCGCCCTTCTTCGTATGTACATTAAGCAGCAACGCCGTCTGCCATCGCGTCCGTTCCCAGTCAGCGCGTTGTGCCTGTTCTAGGAATTTGTAGCGACCGCGTACGGCGTTGCCAAACTCTCTAAAGGTGAGAGAATAGAGAGAGTCAAAGTCAAGACCTAACAATCCCAACCCTAACTCCTCTACTTCATCCCATTCGAGTGGTGCGTCGTCGTCAGCTCGGTTTTTTTTTCGCCGTCTGGTGACATGCTCTGCTCAATCACCTTCATAACAGCTGGCAAATCGCCAACTTCGATAAGACCTAAGAAATCATCCACTGACATCTCAAACGTCATGTTTTGCTTACGGCAACCTTCAGCAACAAAATAGTACAGCAGCTCAGGCATAGCCGTCACATCTTCGCTGTCTAGCTTGCTTACCTTGTGTCCAGTTGCGTTTTCAAATTCACGCCATGCACGCATGCTTGCACGCACAGGAAACGTTTGTTTGTCTAGTGTGATTGTCATTAAGCAATCGTTTCGTAAGTAATAGCGCTCACGCACTCCATTGTGCAAGTAAACGCGGCGTTGTCTTCAGTTCCTGCTGACAGCTCCAAGTTAGTGACGTATGCATCAAACGACAAACGGTGATCGCCAGTGTTTTCTGCTGATGAATCAAAGTCGTAAGAAGTTACTTTCACTGCTTGCTTCGTGCCTGCGTTGTACGCGGTCATCAGCTCGTCAAAGCCTTGTGTTGCGTCGTCAGCATAGAACGCGCTGAAGTTGATAGACAACGACTTCAAGCCAGGCAAGATAGCGCGGTATCCTGCGTTGTTCTTGGTCGTAGTGTCGCGCGTATCGGTTTGGATTGATGCGCTCAAGTCAGTTACGTTGTCGACGACAACATACGTTGGTGTGGCTCCAGCGTCACCGAACATCACGGTGATCTGGCTGCCATTCATAATCCCTGTGGTCTGTGCCATAATCAGTTGTTGTTAGAAGGTTTTTTGCGGTCTGCAATAATTGTATTAATCAGGAGGTCTAGGTAGCCAAATACCTTGTTGTCCTTTTCGGTTGGTGTCAGGTTAATGATAACCTTGACCAATGCGAGCAATGCGAGCGTTAGTTCCGCCCAGTTTTCTAGAATAAAATTCATCTTGCTATTCTTATTGTGTAGTCCTGAATGGCTACGTATGTCTTTCGGTCTGCGCTTACTTCAGTAACTTCATTTGTGTATTGTATCGAGCGTACATCAATCTGAAGTGACGGCACAACTGACTTATAGTCGCTGCGATCCAGTGCTGTTCTCACGGCGTCAGCCAATGCCATGCAGTCCTGATAACTGTCATCAACACTAAATACCTCAACTTGCGCCTCGTCAACAGGCGTGTTTTTCTTAGTGTCCATTGGGCTGTTGCCAATGACGCTGTAGACGATGTACGGCATAGCTGCACCTTCAGGCGCTAGCTCTGGATAGATGCGACTATCAACGCTGCTAATGGCTGCGTCAATGATGCTGTACAAGGCGAGTCCTACTTTCATCGCATATATCTTTCAAATTCACGTTGCAACAAACGATTGCGCAAATTGACCATGCGTGAAAACGTAGCTTTTTGTGCGCGTGTGAAAATGCCTTTGTTGCGTCCTGCGCCCTCAAAGCCTGCGCCCTGTTCTACAATGCTAGCAAACCAGCCATCCTGCCTGTTTGTCTTTGTATTTTTACCCTTGGTCAATCCACGCGATTTGGGACCAGCATAAGTAATTGCCTTGTATCGTCTTTGAAAAACCTTAAGGCTTCGCCGCAATGCGCCGCGCTTAATAATTTGTCGCACCGTGCCCTTATGGTTTGGCTTGCGTCCTGTGCCCTTGCCCGTTTTTTGATAGACAAGAATGTCCTGGTCCGCATCGCGCAAATTGGCTTGCAGATAGGTGTTGTAGATTTTACCTACACGTTCGTTGATTGACTTGAGCTGCGCCGCGTCTTTTGTGCTAAATGCTGCTAGGCGGTTTAGCTTGTTTTCAACTTCCTTTATGCCGCGTATTTGTAAATCAATCATCACTCACTAATTACGCGCTCACTGACAAAGTGCAGCTCGGCATTGCGTCCAACTTCTTGTACTGCGAGAATGTTGTACGTGTCGCTGCCATACCGAATTGTGTACTTCGGTGTTACCGCTCTAGTCGTGGTGCTGCTGCGAACGCGCCACGTAACGCGGTTAATAGTGTTCTCTTGCTCCTGATCTACAACGCCTGATGCACTCTTGTTGTCCAACGCTGCCCACACTGTGGCGTAGTCAGTACCCGCGCCTGTAATCTCACCGTATGCGTTTGCTGTGGTGGATGGCGCTACAAAAGTGATGCGTCTATCTAGG